GTAAAACTGCGAACTAGAAAACGTCGAAAACGGTCATGTGACCTTGGACGAATGACGCAAAGAATTTCACTCATGCTTGCCTCGCTCACAAATTGGCAGGCGTGGGATTTTGGTAGGAAATATGACTGAATGAGGTGTTTGGATGAACAGACTAAAGGAATTAAGAAAAGACAAAAAACTAACCCAAGATAAATTCTCACAAGAACTTAATATAAATTCAAGAACTATTCAACGCTGGGAAAACGAAGAGAGTCAAATCAAACCAGATAAAGCCCAACAACTGGCTGAATATTTTGGAGTAAGCGTAGGTTATCTACTGGGATATGAACCAGAAGGTATGCCAAAGAGGTCAATCTATGAAGAAGTCTATTCAGCATTACTTAGAGTGAAATCTGAAAATCCTAATCACGATGACCGTGTGGCTATTCGTGAGGTATGTATGGAACTAATCGAAGCGACGCTTGAGGGGTATTGATGAAAGAACGATTGATTTTGAAATTTGAGTTGAACAGGAAACAGATGATCAACGCAAACGACAGACCGCACTTTCATCAAAAGGCTAAAATCACTAAGTTCTTACGGCAGTTGGCCGAATACGAGGGCAACAATGTACTGAGAGATTACTTTGGGTTGCCTTACAGCGAGGATAAACCTTGCAAGGTTAAGGTTCGGATATATCCTCCGACAAATCGGAAGTATGATCCACCGAACTGGTCGCCCACAAGCAAGGCTTTGTTTGATGGCTTGACGGACGCTAAGATTTGGACTGATGATAATTACAATGTGATAGTATCGACCGAGTTCATGCACGGTGGCAAGTCTGGAAATAAGAATTACAGAATTGAACTGGAGATTTATGAGTATCACGAGATATTGCAGAGGATAGTTGATGGGATTTGACAAAAAGGAATTGATAAAAGGTTATCAACGCACGATCGAGCAAAACGAAGAGAAGGTAATCGAGTATTCGAAGCCGTGTGATTCATGCAAGAGACGGATTAGAGCGCTTGAGCGTGATTTGTTGAAGAAAAAGAATAAAGAATTAAGAAATAAAATAAAGGAGTTGGAAGATGAAAGTACAGCGATTAATTGAGAAGTATAAAAAACTTGAGGGTGTATGGGATGCTGAAGGAGCAGAATCCGCTCGCAAAATTTTTCTAGCAGATTTGGAACAACTAGACGAACCGAAACCAGTCAAAGTTCCGCAGTGTGTGGCAGATTGGTATGAGAAGAAAAAACATGATTTAAACTATTATATTTGGGATTACATCTATAATTGGAATCATCAAGAGGAATCGGAATTTAAAAGATGGATGGACTATTCAATGACCACATTTCAAACCCTCGTCAACATGCACCAATTCGGCTACGAGGTTGAGGAAGAGAAGCGGTATCTAGTGAAAGTGAAAGGTATGAATCGTATCAATGGATGTCTAGCTTATAACAAAGAATTTGGTACTTGGTACTTTGGAATAAGTGGTAATTCTAAGAATCATAGCACAAACCACACCCGCAAGGAATTAGAAGATGCGGATTTCGGCTGGGTGTTTGATTGTGAGGGAATTGAGGTTGAGGAGGTGGAGTGATGGCTAGAAAGGTACAAGCAACGCTTACCAAAGATATGTATGACCATGTCGAAGCCTTAAAAGAATATGGTGGTTATAGAAGCATATCAGAAGTGGTCAATAAAGCACTTGAAAAGTTAGTAAATGAACATACCAACAATGAAATATATAAATATTATTTGAAAAAAGTAAGAGATGAAAAAGAGGTCACAGATTGAAACGATTTATAGTTATATGGATATTATTGTCTGCTGGATTGAATATTTGGCAGAGTATCCATATTAAGAAATTAGAAGAAAAGCGCCCGATGGTTATCTACAAGGCTGATAATCAAGGCGCAGAGATATTTGGTAAAGTCGTCGAGAAAGGACGACACGGCAAGTTGTATACAGTAACTATCAGAGATTATGGGATTTTTGTAGTTACTAGAGAGCAGTTTGAGAAAATCAGAATAGGGGACGAGGTGATGTTATGACAACAAACATGGAACTATTAGCGCATCATGTTGAGCATTGGGCGAAAGAGCGAGGGCTAGACAATCCAGACAACAGCACGGCTCAGGCATTGAAGTTATTTGAAGAAGCAGGCGAACTGGCGCAGGCGCATCTCAAGAAACGAGATGATGAGGGCAAGGATGCCGTGGGTGATATTTTGGTAGTGTTGACCATCTACTGTCAGCAGAAAGGTTGGTCTATCGCTGAGTGCTTCCAGATGGCTTGGAATGAGATTAAAGACCGCAAGGGTAAGATGGTAGACGGTAGCTTTGTGAAAGAGGAGGATTTATAAAATGAAAAAAATAGGTATTGTTTTAGGTGCTGTATTTGTAATCGTTGTATCGCCATTCGTTGTTCAGTATGGATGGAATGAAATTATCACAACGATTGTCCCAGTTGATAAAATTACAGTCTGGCAAGCTTTAGGGATGGATGCACTACTATCTTTCATCTGGCCTGTGTTATCCAGCAAAAAGGAATCTGAAGAGGATTATTTGTATACTGTAAAGAGCAGTATTTCGAAAATCATTACATGTGCATTCTTGATATGGTTAGCTAGCTTGTTTATTTAAGGAGGATTTGGGATGACACCAATCAAGAGGTTAGGAAGAATGAGAATCAACAACAGAAAAAGGTTAGAGTCTTGTTCATTATTTGAATGTCCTAAATGTGGCTCTCTTGTTATTAGGCCAACAGGGGAAGGCAATAGATTAACTGCGTGCAGTCAATCTTGTTCACAGTTAGGGATTAGGAGAGGCTCTTATAAAAAGAGCGTTATTATTAGTGGATATGAATACATTTATATGCCTGAACATCCCAATGCCATGAAATCTGGGTATGTTGGAAAACATAGATTAGTATTGGAAAATAAATTAGGGAGGTTTTTAAAAAATAATGAAGTTGCGCATCATGTGAATGAAAACAAATTAGATAATAGACCTGAAAACATCGAATTGATGTCATTTTCGGAACATTCGAGACTGCACGCAAAAGAAAAATGGGAGGAGCGTGGTGGATTTGTTACGATTTAGAGCGTGGTTGAAGAAAGAACAGAAAATGGATAATGAAATTGACCACATCAGTTGGCTAGAGGATGAGTTATATTGTATTGGGGATGGAATTACTTACATGGTTTCAGCGGAAGATTTAGTGCTCATGCAATCAACAGGACTCAAGGATAAGAACGGTAAGGAAATCTTTGAAGGCGACATAGTCAAAATGTCTAAGGACGTCTATTCTGAACCGACTTATTACGAGGTTGCAAAGCATTATGGCGGAGCATATCGTCTTGAATCCAAACAACACGGATGTGAATTGTGGTTACGACATACTGATTGCGAGGTCGTGGGGAATGTATACGAGAACAAGGAGTTACTAGATGCCTGACGTAGAATGGATTATGGAGAATTGCCACATGATGCGCGACAACGGTGTCTGGGCAGGAGAGAAGCAGATTTCCTATGCTAGTCCAGATGGGCAGTACACGTATTATGTGAATAAGCGCAAAGATGGCTCTTATTATTTACATGGAGCAAGTAAGCATTATGGGAGGAATTGACATGAAAGAAAAATCTTATGAACAAGTTTTGGAAGAATTTAACGATGTTGATAAAGTCAACAACCCTAGTCATTATAAGGGAAAATTCGGACTTGAAGCCATCGAAGTTGTTAAGAATTTCGCTTTTGGATTAGAAGGAGTAGAAGGATTTTACTGGGGCAACGCAATCAAGTATATGCTTCGGTTCCAGAAGAAAAACGGTCTTGAGGACCTGAAGAAAGCCAGAAAGAATCTTGACTGGCTTATTGAGGAGATGGAGCATGAGAATTAAAACATTAATGGGAACAATCATCAATGTTGATAGGATAAAGCGCAGTATCACAGTTGAGGGTATTGAATTAGGCTCAGATTGTCGCGCTTTAGTATCTAAACACAAGGATGGTACAGGTACAATAACACTAGTTTTTGATGGGAAAATAATTTGAAAAAGGAGTAAAACAATGTTTACACAATACAATCACGAAACAGGAAAAACAACACTTACAAAACTTGCTAAAGGCGGTATCATTACAGTTGCAGCTGTTGCTTCACTTGGTATTTTTCGTCTCACGGCCGTGAAGCGTATTCCGGCTAATACCGTTGGGGTAAAAGTTAGCGCAATTGGAGGTGTTCAAGAAAATACCCTGCAAACAGGATATCATCTAAAAATGCCATTTATTGATAAAGTCTACACCTTATCAACATCTGTTCAAACTAAGACGATGGAAAAAATCACTACTCAAACTAAAGATGGACAATGGCTCAACACCAATATCGATGTGAAATATCGTGTCAATAAGGAAAAGGCTATGACAGTCTTCTCTAATTACACAGACTTAGAAAACGTGAATAATAGTGTAGTATCTCCTGCTGTTCAGCGTGCTATTGAATCTGTAACTGGAAATTACGATATTTATGATATTCTCGGTGACAAGCGTACTGAAGTTTATGAAATGATTGACAAGGCTCTCAAAGAAAAATTTGAGTCTTACGATTTGGAGTTTGTATCCTTTACCATCACAGACCAAGATGCAGGAGATGAGATTGAAGCAGCAATCAAAAATGAATCTGTAAAACAAAAGGAAATCGATACAGCTAAGCAGGAACAGGAGAAGGCTAAGGTTGAAGCCGATACCAAGAAAGTTCAAGCTCAAGCCGAAGCAGACGCAGGCATCATCAAAGCAGAAGGTGAAGCCAAGGCCAACAAAGCTAAGTCAGATTCAATCACAGATAACCTTATTCGGATGAAAGAAGCAGAAGCAAGGGAAAAACATGGTTGGGTCACAGTCAATGGTGCAGGTAGTGTGATCACGAATAAAGAATAAAATAAAAAAGCCAAGACACTCTCTGTCTCAGCTAATAGTTCTCGCAAAGACTATTATATCACAAAGGAGATAGAGA